CTCTCAGCGCTAGCTCCTCCGCTTCGCTCGACTACTCTCGGAAGCTCGGCGGCCTTAGGGCCGACTTGCGTTCGATTGTAGACGAGTGGAGTGGCGAGCCGGCTGGGAGGCCTTCCGACGGTGCCCATCCCGCACCAACTTTCTCGGATCCTACTCGCTTCACCACTCAGGGTGAGGCGAACCGGCGACAATACGAAAACCAAGGGGTCGTTCCCAGTCGGGATTCCGTCGAGTATGTGGTCAACATACTCCAGGATCCCGACCTCGAACGGTCCCGTGTCGCCCGTGCAATCAGAGACACCTCCCTTCGGCGGTTTGTTAAGCGGTCTGGGCCTCTGCCTTGTAAGGCGGAGACGGTACGCGAACGCGGGTTTAAGGCCCGCGTGGTTACCAAGTCTCCGTCCGACGTAGTAGAGGTCGGCCATCTGGTCAGAAGTGTGGTCTGGCCGATGCTTGAGAAGGACCCACGGGTTCGGGCCTCGTTGGAGGGCGGTCGTCTTGAGGAGGTTTTCGCAAACCTCTCTGACGACCGCATCCAATGCCCCATATCCATGGGTGAGCTCCTTCTGGTATCGGCGGACCTTACCAAAGCCACAGATGGTTTTAGCCGCTCTTCCATAACCGCCGTTTGGGAAGGCGTGTGTTTCGGAGCCAAACTCCCTGAGGACGTTCGAGACCTCGGTCTCAAACTCCTTGGTCCTATGCGTGTCGAATACGACGACCTTGAGGTTCTGGATACTGAGGGCGGGTGCTTGATGGGGCTCCCGCTCTCCTGGTTTATCCTCAATATCATCAACCTTTGGGCTTGTGAATCGTCGATTCGAGAGTCGTGCGCTAAGGTCGGCTTGCCGAGAAGTGTTTCCGTCGAACTTTCTCGGTTTGCCACCTGCGGTGACGACTTGGCTGCTGTTATGCCAGCTGCAGCACACGCAGGATACGAAAGGAGGGTTGCCGACGTAGGTAGCGGGTTGTCGCCGGGGAAGCACCTCGTTTCGAACCATCTTCTGTTGTTCACAGAGCAGATGGCATGGTTCGAAGCTGAGGAGTACCCGGCCCCCGCCTACTCTTTGTTCGGGTGGCTTAAGCCCGGCTCGGCAGTCCCAGAGGGCTTCCGGCCCGGTTACTCCG